CTTGCGAAGCTCAACGGTATCGACGTCGGTGACATTTCCAACAAGTTCAGCGTGGAGCCATCCATCACGCAAACACTGATGAACACCACGCAGGAAACCTCCGACTTCCTGACCCGCATCAACTTTGTGCCAGTCGATGAGTCGAAGGGTGAAAAGGTCGGCGTTGGTGTAAATGGCTCCATTGCCAGCACCACAGATACCGATGGCGGCAAAGAGCGTCAGACCGCTGATTTCACTTCGCTGGAATCAAAAGGCTACGAGTGCCATCAAATCAACTTCGATTTCCACATCCGCTATAACACGCTCGACCTGTGGGCGCGTTATCAGGATTTCCAGTTGCGTATCCGTAACGCCATCGTGAAGCGTCAGGCGCTCGATTTCATCATGGCCGGGTTTAACGGCGTTATGCGCGCGCCCACCTCTAACCGTGTTAAGTATCCGCTGCTGCAAGACTTGGCGGTCGGCTGGCTGCAAAAGTACCGCGACGAAGCGCCAACGCGCGTAATGAATAAAGTCACCGACGATGAGGGCGCGATAATTTCCAATGTCATCCGCATTGGTAAAGACGGGGATTACGCCAACCTGGATGCGCTGGTAATGGACGCCACCAATAGTCTGATTGCGCCATGGCATCAAGAGTCACCCGACTTGGTGGTCATCTGTGGGCGCCAACTACTGGCGGATAAGTATTTCCCGATTGTGAATCAGGAACAGGCAAACACCGAGGCGATGGCCGCCGACGTGATTGTCAGCCAAAAGCGCATCGGTAACCTGCCAGCCGTGCGCGTGCCGTTTTTCCCGGCCAACGCCATCATGGTCACCAGCCTGGAAAACCTCTCTATCTACTTTATGGATGAGAGCCACCGTCGTCACATTGAAGAGAACGCCAAGCGTGACCGCGTGGAAAACTACGAGTCGATGAAAGTCGACTATGTGGTTGAGGATTACGCTTTCGGTTGCCTGATTGAAAATATCAAATTGCTGGCCAAGACAACCGAAACCGACCCGGATCCGGTTAAAGCGCTGGCGGGGGCGTTGGTGAAGGAAATGACGGCGATCACACAGCCAGCAGCAACCGGCGAACAACCCGCAGACGATAAGGCGTAAACCATGACGAGTCCTGCACAGCGTCACATGATGCGGGTCTCGGCCATGGAGGCTGCGCAGCGGGTGGATGACCCGCTGCGCCATGCCAACGCCTACGAGCAAATGCTCGTCAAGCTGGCCGCAGACCGCGCAAAGTTGAAACAAATCTATTCCGTCGAGAGGAAAGCCGAGCACAAGCGGGCCATGTTGCCTGCCTATGCGCCCTGGGTGGCGGGCGTGCTGGCCGAAGGGCGTGGCGCACAGGATGACATCCTGATGACCGTCATGCAGTGGCGGCTCGACGCCGACGATATCCCTGGCGCGCTGGTGATTGCGCCCTATGCGCTGCAACACCGGCTTGTTACCCCGAACAACAAGCGCCCGGCTCCCTATTTGCTGGTTGAAGATGTTGCGCTCTCCGCCGAGCGCTGCCGCAAGGCGGGGACGCCGGTGGCCATCAGCGACTTGCTGGCCACGCTGGAGTTGGTCGGTGATGCCGATATGCCCGAAGAGGTGCGCGCCAAGCTGCACAAGGTCATTGGCCTGATGCTCAGTGATGCTGGTGATTTTGCGCAGGCGCTGGAGCACCTCAACATCGCCATGCGAAAGGACAAGGCTGCCGGGGTAAAAAAAGAGATCCAACGGTGCGAGAGTGCGCTCAAGCCCAAACCGGCCCCCGCCGCCAAAAGAACAACCGCGCGCCCGCGTAAGACTGCCGCCACCCCGGCAAAACGCGGGCGGCCACCGAAGGCGAAAAAAGTCGCCGGTTAACTGAATGCGCCCCGCGCTGGGCGGCACGATGGCCGCGACTGCCTCCGGGCTTATCAACGCCATCGTCCACCGCCCCCTATTTTGAGGTCGTCATGACAACAGTGATTATGCATAACCCCGTTGCGCCGTCCGATGTGCTGACGGCCATTGTTCCGCCCCCGGATGTGTCGGAGGCGGTAATTAAAAACACCTTCTTTTTCCCCGACGTAGACCCGAAGCGCGTGCGTGAACTGATGCGCCTGGAGCATACCGTCACGCCACAGCGCCTGCGCCACGCCATTCAAAGCGGTATCGCGGAGACCAATGCCGAGCTGTATCTGTACCGCAAGCAGCAGATGGCCGCCGGGTTTACGTGCCTGACGGACGTGCCCGCCGAGCATATCGACGGGGAGAGCGAGAAGTGTTTTCACTACTTGAGCGCAGTCTGCGCCATGGCCACCGCTGTCCTCTACGAGCGTTATCGCACTGTCGATGCCAGTGCCAAGGGGGATAAAAAGGCCGATGACGTTGAGGCGTCGATTGACGAGCATTGGCGGGATATGCGCTGGGCTGTGGCTCGGTTGCAGGGTAAACCGCGCTGTATCGTCGGGCAGCTCTGATGGAGGTCATTGCACAGCAGGGTGACACCCTTGACGCGCTTTGCCACCGGCATTATGGCCGCACCGAGGGCGTGGTCGAGGTGGTGCTGTTGGCTAATCCGGGGCTGGCCGAGGTGGGTGTCATTCTGCCCCACGGTGCCGCCGTCACGCTGCCGGTGATGGCCACCGCCCCGGCAACCGAAACCGTTCAGCTATGGGATTAAGCATGGAGAAAATCACCTCGTTCTTTGCCTATGCCGTGGCCGTGATGTTGGCCTGGGTGGGTAAGTATTCCGCGCAGGATATCGCGCTGATTGTCGGTGCCACGGTGGGGGTGGGCACCTTCGTCATCAACTGGTATTACCGCCGCAAGAGCTATCTGTTGCTCAAGCGTGCCGGTGTTCAAAAGGAGGTTATCGATGTCCTCAATCGTTAAGCGTTGCAGTGTGGCGGCGGTGCTGCTGTTGGCCGTACTGCTGCCTGACTTTTCACAGTTGCGCGCTTCACTGGCCGGACTGGAGTTGATTGCCAGTCTGGAAGGGTGCCGCCTGAGTCCTTACCAGTGCAGCGCCGGGGTGTGGACAAGCGGCATTGGCCACACCGCCGGGGTTAAGCCGGGGCAGGCGATCAGCGAGCGCGACGCCGCTGTCAATCTGGTGGCAGATGTTCTGCAGGTTGAGCGCAGGCTTGCGCAATGTATGCCGGTGGCCATGCCGCAGCCGGTTTATGACGCGGTGGTCAGCTTTGCCTTTAACGTCGGCACTGGGGCGGCGTGCAATTCCACGCTGGCGCATTTTATCAATCAGCAGCAATGGCCGCAGGCGTGCAATCAGCTCCCGCGTTGGGTGTACGTCAATGGCGTGAAGTCTGTCGGGCTGACCAACCGGCGCGCCAGTGAGCGCACGCTGTGCATGACGGGGGCGCAATGAAAATGCTGATTGCCTTGCTGGTGCTGGCCGTCGTGGCGGTGTGGTGGATAGGACGGGAAAACCGCGAGCTGACACGCTCACTGTCTGACGCAATCGAGACCGTCGACAAGCAGAAAAAAGCGCTGCAAGCCTCGCAGAAAGCGCTCACAGAACTGAAAGCCCGTGCCCGCAGAGACGAGCGGGCGCACGCACAGTTACGTGAGCAGCGTGACGCTGCCGAGGCACTGGCCAACCGCCGTAATCAAACCATCACGAGGCTACTCAATGAAAATGAAGCTCTGCGCCGCTGGTATGTTTCTCCTTTGCCTGATGATGTTGTCAGGCTGCACCGCCGCCCCGGATTTGCCACCCCTGACGATTATCTACGCTGGATGTCCCAGGGTCAGCAGTTGCCCGATACCGGAAAGCCAACCGACCACCAACGGGGCGCTAAGTGAGGATGTCCGCCAGCTTGAGCGCGCCTTGGTGAGCTGCGCGCAGCAGGTCGAGACCGTGAAACACTGTCAGGAGGAATTAGATGCTCAAGCCGAAAAGCCTGCGCAAAGCGCTCAATGATGCGGTGCCGGTGCTGAAAGCCAACCCCGAAATGCTGCGCATCTTTATCGACAGCGGGGCGATTGGGGCCACGTTGGCGGCGTCGCTGTCATTCGAAAACCGCTACACGCTCAACGTGGTGGTAACGGATTTCACCGGCGACCTTGATTTGCTGTTGGTGCCTATGGGGGCGTGGCTACGGGAAAATCAGCCCGATATCATGACCACTGACGAGGGCAAAAAGCAGGGGTTTACCTACATCGCCGACATCAACAATAACGACAGTGTTGACGTGAGTATCAGCCTGCGCCTGACAGAACGCACCATTGTCAAAGAGGTTGATCGGGCGCTGCATGTTTCGCACGCCCCGGAGCCACCACCGCCGGTGCCAGTCGAAAGCCCGACCCGGCTCTATGTTGGCGATGAGCTAGTGAGCGAATGGAATGGATGAACTTAAACCCTTTGATGACCGTCTGGCGGCATTGATTGCCAGCCTGTCACCGGCCAGTCGCCGCAAGATGGCCGCCGAGATTGCCAAGCAGTTGCGCGCCAGCCAGCAGCAGCGCATCAAGCGCCAACAGGCACCCAATGGCACGCCGTATGCCCGTCGCCGCCAGCCGGTGCGGGGTAAAAAAGGGCGGGTTAAGCGAGAGATGTTCGAAAAGCTGCGCACCCATCGTTACATGAAAGCCAAGGGCAGTAATGACGACGCGGTGGTCGAGTTTGTTGGGCGCGTCCAGCGCATGGCGCGCGTGCATCAGGAGGGCTTGCGAGACCGGCCAGCGCGCTACAGCAAAGAGGTGCGCTATGAGATTCGTGAGTTGCTGGGCTTTAGCGAGGCTGATCGACAGATAGTGGAGGATGTGGTGATTTCTCACTTTGCAGATAGCTGATAGCTGTTAACCGTTGTTTGGCGGGCCATCCTACGTCCGCCGATTGCCGCTGGATCTCTCCGGCGGCATCCTTTCCCCATGAAAACACTCGAAACCCTCTCCGAACTCGCGCGCGCAGTGCGCAACCTTATCCGCATTGGCGTTGTTGTTGACGTCGATATCGATGAGGGGCGCTGCCGCATCCAAACCGGCGGCAATACTACCGACTGGTTGAACTGGCTTACCTGCCGCGCTGGGCGCTCGCGCACCTGGTGGGCACCCTCCATTGGTGAGCAGGTGCTTGTACTGGCCCTGGGTGGCGAGCTGGATACCGCCTTTGTGCTGCCAGGTATTTATTCCGATGACTTCCCGCCGCCGTCGGTCTCTGCCGATGCGTTCCACGTCAGTTTTCCTGATGGCTCGGTCATTGAGTACGAGCCGGAAACCGGCGCGCTGACCGTTACCGGCATCAAAACGGCGGACGTGACCGCCTCCGAGTCGGTCACCGTCACGGTGCCGGTGGTGACGGTCAATGCCAGCGAAAAAATCACCCTTAACACACCGGAGGTGGTCTGCACCAATAAGCTGACCACCGGCACGCTGGAAGTGCAGAAAGGCGGCGAGATGAAAGGGAGTATCAGCCATTCCGGCGGCACCTTCACATCCAATAACGTGCAGATAGATAAACACGGTCACGGTGGCGTGCAGCGCGGCGGTGGCTGGACGGAGGGCACAAAATGACAGCGCGCTACAGCGGCATGAGCCGCGACACCGGCACCGAGTTAACCGACCTTGACCATATTCGCCAAAGCGTGCGTGACATTCTTATCACACCGATTGGATCGCGCGTGATGCGCCGTGAGTACGGTTCTTTGCTATCAGCCCTGATTGACCAGCCGCAAAACGCAGCGGTCAAGCTGCAAGTGATGGCCGCCTGCTACGTTGCAATCCTGAAATGGGAGCCGCGCATCAGCCTGACGGCCATCACGTTCGAGAGCTATTTCAATGGCCAGATGGTTGTTGATATCACCGGCGAGCGTCGCGACGCCAGCGGCACATTTTCCTTAACCATCCCTTTGAGCTGATAACTATGCCAACCATCGACTTAAGCCAGCTCCCCGCCCCGGATGTGGTGGAGGCGTTGGAGTATGAAAACCTGCTGGCCGAGCGCAAAGCAACGCTGATTTCCCTGTATCCGGTAGACCAGCAGGAGGCTATCGCGCGCACCCTGGCGCTGGAGTCAGACCCTATCGTCAAGCTGTTGCAGGAAAACGCCTATCGCGAGCTGATGCTGCGCCAGCGGGTGAATGAGGCGGCGCGCGCCGTGATGGTGGCTTTTGCCAACGGCAGCGACCTCGACCAGCTTGGCGCGAATGTTGATACTCCTCGACTGGTGATCACCCCCGCTGATGACACTACGTTGCCACCCACACCGGCGGTCATGGAGTCCGATAGCGAGTATCGGGTGCGTATCCCGCAGGCATTTGAAGGTATTAGCGTTGCGGGGCCATCCGGTGCCTATGAGTACCATGGTCGCGCGGCCGATGGTCGGGTGGCTGACGTGAAAGCAATCAGCCCGAGTCCGGCCTGCGTGACCGTTTCGGTGTTGTCGCGGGAGGGTAACGGCATGGCCAGTGCCGACCTGTTGGCCGTGGTCACTCGCGCCTTGAATGACGAGAACGTGCGCCCGGTGGGTGACCGCGTGACCGTGCAATCCGCGAACATTGTCAAATACACCATTGAGGCGGTGCTCTATCTCTACCCAGGCCCGGAAGGGGTCACCATACAGGCCGCCGCCGAGGCCAAACTCAAGCGCTATATCACTGCGCAACACCGATTGGGGCGTGACATTCGCCTTTCAGCCATCTATGCCGCGCTGCACGCGGAGGGGGTGCAACGTGTGGAGCTGAAAAAGCCGTTGGCCGATATCGTGCTGAACAATACCCAGGCGTCATTTTGCGAGCAGTATCGCATCACTGTCGGGGGATCCGATGAATAACCGTCTGCTACCGGTCGGCTCCTCGCCGCTGGAGGTGGCCGCCGAAAGAGCCTGCGCGGAACTGGCGCGCGTGCCGGTGCCGTTGCGTGACCTGTGGAACCCGGCAACCTGCCCACTCAATCTGCTGCCCTATCTGGCCTGGGCGTTCTCGGTTGACCAGTGGGACGAGTACTGGCCGGAGGTCGTCAAGCGCAACGTGGTGACCTCAGCGTTTTACCTGCACCGCCACAAAGGCACTATTGGCGCTGTTCGCCGGGTCGTTGAGCCGCTCGGTTATCTCATCAAAGTGCATGAGTGGTGGCAAAGCAATGACCCGCCCGGCACCTTTCGGCTGGATATCGGCGTACTGGAAACCGGCATCACCGAGGAAATGTATCAGGAGATGGAGCGGATGATTGCCGATGCCAAGCCGGTCAGCCGCCACCTTATCGGCCTCAATATCGTGCAGGACGTTAACGGCCCTGTTTACACCGGCGTCGGCATTTACGATGGCGACACGATCACCGTTTACCCCGGATAATAAGCGAGAAATCATGAGTAAATACAAAGCCATTCTGACCACCGCCGGGGCGGCAAAGATTGCAGCCGCCAGCGCAGGCGGCAAGCCGTTAAAGATTGACCGTCTGGCCGTAGGGGACGGTAACGGCACGCTACCCACGCCTAGCCCGGCACAAACCAAACTGATTAACGAACGTTACCGCGCGGCACTTAACTCATTGACCGTTGATAAGGCTGCGCCAGACCGGCTGATTGCTGAGTTAATTATTCCGGCCAGCGTGGGCGGTTTCTGGCTGCGTGAAATGGGGCTGTATGACGCCGATGGTGTGCTGATTGCGGTCAGCAATATGGCTGAGTCCTACAAGCCGAAACTGGAGGAGGGCAGCGGGCGCACGCAAACCTTGCGGATGGTGCTGATTGTCAGCCATACCGAGGCCATCACGCTGATTATTAGCGGCGATATGGTGACGGCAACATGTGACTTTGTGGCGGCGGCCATTGATGACCATGCGAAATCCCGCAACCATCCCGACGCTACCACGGCGGCCAAGGGGTTTGTGCAACTGAGTAGTGCCGTTGATAGCGAGGTTGAGAATCTGGCTGCGACCCCCAAAGCCATAAAGAGCGTTCATGATGCCGCGGTTAAGCGGGCGCAGAATCTGGCAGACCTTACTGATAAAGCCCTTTCGCGTAAGAATCTGGAGCTGGGCAGCGCCGCAGTCAGAAATACGGGGATAGGAAGTAGTGAGATTGCCCTTAATGGCAGTTTTGGTATTGGAGGGGCAACCCCGGAAGTAGCAAGAGACAATACGTTGTCTGTGATTAAGGGAATGGGAAGTGGTAACTATGCGGTTAATGCGCCTTCACCGGATATGCCATCAACAGCCGTATCCTATGAGCTGGATTGGTCATTAACGTCAGCCAGTGGTAACCGGTATGGGGTTTTGATTGCCAGGGCATTGAGCGATAAGGGACAGGTTAACGATAAACACTGGCGAAACTCGTTGCGCAATGGCGTATGGCAAGGCTGGGTGATGTTCTATGATTCTGAGAATAAACCTACTGCCGCAGATGTTAACGCCTATGCAAAGTCAGAGTCGGATAGCCGCTATGCCTATAAGTCGATCACGATTAATGGGAAGTCATTATCATCAAATGTGAATTTAACCGCAGGTGATGTTAATGCCTGGAATAAGACAGAGTCTGATGGCCGTTTTATTTATAAAACGGGTGATACAATTAATTGGCTAAATGTTAATAGTAACCTGAATATTGGCCTTGATGCTAGTGTTAACAGAACGTTGTATGTTAATGGAATGGATTTCATCATTAAACGCGGTTTACAAGATCCAGTGAATAACGAAAGGCAAACTAATGGCATGCGCATACAAGGTGCCGGCAATTTGTTAGTTGATCTATATCATCATGAGCGCATAGGTCAGTATCATCATTTTGGTATTCACCTGGCCGGTGGCGGCGCGGATGGCTGGTATGAATTCAGGGGGGACGGGTCATTCAGTGCCGGTGCCACAGTAGGCGCAGGCGGTCCTAATGGAGCAAAGTTATACCAGGACGGTAATCTTTCAGGTTCGAAATGGGGCGGTTATCTCAGTAATTGGCTGAGTAATAATACCATCAGCCGAGTAATGCGTGGTTCACAAGGCTCAATGACGATGGATGGTGCGTTGGTTGAAGCTCCGGCGGGTTGCGTATTGACAGGGGGAAATGGCAATGAAGGTAATCAGGTAGGTGTGGCTTTGTATCGTCCGTTGCAGATTTGGCGTGGCGGTAGTTGGGTAACTATCGAGGGTTAAAAATGAAACTGGTTAATTTACAACGTTATGTGCCTGATGTGTTGTTTAACGGTGGTGGAATACAATATTTTATCGATGCTACTGGGTTGGACTGGTTTAAATCGATGCCATTGTTCACCAAAAAATACAGTCTCGCGATTGAAAACGATACAGGGGTAATTCGTAGTATCAGTGAAGATGCTTCCCGTTTATATCCTGTGGGCCTAACAGTGGTCGATGTCGATAGTTTGCCTGATGGGTGCGATATTTTAGGTGGATGGTTGTTTGATGGGGAAAAAGTTATCCCTCGTATTGAAACGCATGAGGAGATTGTCGCGAAAGCACAGAGAAACAAAGAAAGGCTTCTAGAAATAGCCACCAAAGCAATGGGGCCACTACAGGACGCAAAGGATTTGGGGATTGCCACTGAAGATGAATTGATGAAACTAAAAGATTGGATGATCCATCGAGTAGAGTTAAGTCGAATTAATCCTGAACATGCCCCCAATAGCTGGCCGGTTGCCCCTGATGCATGATGCAAAACAGCCCGCAAAAGTTCGCGGGCTATTCTTTATGATTGCGCTCCGTCCGTCGCGTCGTTGTCTGGCAAACCTTCCAACGTTGATGACGTGCTTATAGGCGCGCGCGGCGGCAAGCTGTCCACACCAAACAACCACGGAGTAAACGCAATGAGTGACTACCATCACGGCGTGCGAGTCATTGAAGTCAACGACGGCACCCGCGTGATTTCAACGGTTTCAACCGCCATTGTTGGCATGGTGTGTACCGCCAGCGATGCTGATGCGACCATGTTCCCGCTCAATATCCCGGTATTGATTACCGATGTGCAAGCGGCAGTAGGTAAGGCCGGTAAAAAAGGCACGCTGGCCGCTGCGTTGCAGGCCATCGCCGACCAGTGCAAGCCGGTCACGGTGGTGGTGCGCGTGGCCGAAGGTAAAGACGCTGCCGAAACCACCTCCAATATTATTGGCGGCACAAATGCTACGGGCCAGAATACAGGCCTAAAGGCGCTACTGACGGCGCAGTCAGTCACCGGTGTCAAGCCGCGCATCCTGGGTGTGCCAGGATTGGACACAAAAGACGTGGCCGCCGCACTGGGCACGGTCTGCCAGTACTTGCACGCCTTTGGTTATATCAGCGCCTGGGGCTGCAAGACTATCCCTGACGCACTTAAATACCGTGACAACTTTGGCCAGCGTGAGCTGATGCTGATTTGGCCGGATTTCCTTGCCTGGGATACCACCACCAACGCCAGCAACACCGCCTACGCCACGGCGCGGGCCCTCGGCCTGCGGGCCAAAATCGACCAAGAGCAGGGGTGGCACAAAACCCTGTCCAACGTCGGCGTTAACGGCGTGACCGGTATCAGCGCCTCGGTGTTCTGGGATTTGCAGGCACCCGGCACCGATGCCGACCTGCTCAATCAGGCAGGGGTCACCACCCTTATCCGCAAAGACGGCTTTCGTTTCTGGGGTAACCGCACCTGTTCTGATGAGCCGCTTTTCCTGTTTGAAAACTACACCCGCACCGCGCAAGTGTTGGCCGACACCATGGCCGAAGCGCATATGTGGGCGGTGGATAAACCGGTCACGGCCACGCTGATCCGCGACATCATTGACGGCATCAAGGCCAAATTCCGCGAGCTGAAAAGCAATGGTTACATCATTGATGCGGATTGCTGGTATGACGAAAGCGCCAACGATAAGGAGTCACTGAAAGGCGGGAAACTGTTTATTGATTATGACTATACGCCGGTGCCACCGCTGGAAGATTTAACCCTGCGCCAGCGCATTACTGATAAATATCTGGTGAATCTGGCCGCTGCCGTTAACAGCTAAGAGGATACGTAACACATGGCACTCCCGCGCAAACTGAAATACCTCAACCTGTTTAATGACGGCCTGAGCTACATGGGCATTGTCAGTTCGGTGACCTTGCCGAAGCTGACCCGCAAGCTGGAGAATTATCGCGGCGGTGGCATGAACGGCAGCGCCCCGGTGGATTTTGGCCTTGATGATGAGGCGCTTAACGTGGAATGGGCCATCGGCGGCCTGCCTGATGACGCCTTATGGGGCCAGTATGCCGCCGCCAGTGCGTCAACCGTGCCGCTGCGCTTTTGTGGCTCTTACCAGCGTGATGACACCGGCGACGTGGTGTCCGTCGAGATTGTGCTGCGTGGTCGCCATAAAGAAATGGACTTTGGCGAGCAGAAACAGGGTGAGGATACCGAGACCAAAATCACCACCCAATGCACCTATTACAAACTGACGATTGACGGCAAAGAGCGCATCGAAATTGACACCATCAACATGGTTGAACGTGTGAACGGTGTCGATATGTTGGAGCACCATCGCCGCAATATCGGCCTGTCGTAATGTACCGGCGGTCAGCAATGCTGGCCGCCCCTTGTCCCCTGTTAATTATGCGAGAAACCCCCAATGAAAAAAGCAGATAAAGCAGAAAACCCGAACGTGGTCACCCTGGATACGCCGGTCAAGCGTGGTGACACCGTGATTGAGTCCGTGACGCTGATTAAGCCAAACGCGGGCACCTTGCGTGGTGTGAGTCTGGCGGCGGTGGCGGGGTCAGATGTCGATGCGCTGATTAAAGTCTTGCCGCGCATGACTTACCCGTCACTGACAGAAAGCGAAGTGGCTTTGCTGGAGTGGGCTGACCTTGTGGCGCTGGCGGGTCAGGTCGTTGGTTTTTTGTCGCCGAATGCGGAACGCTAACGTTTCCCACCGGGATGTCGGTTGATGACCTGATGGCGGATATCGCGGTGATTTTCCACTGGCCGCCGTCAGAGCTTTATCCGATGAGCCTGATTGAGGTTATCAACTGGCGCGATAAAGCGCTCCAACGAAGCGGACACGCGAATGAGTAACAACGTTAGATTGCAGGTGCTACTCAAAGCCGTTGACCAAGCCAGTCGCCCATTCAAGCACATCCAGACAGCGAGCAGGTCGCTGTCTGCGAACATCCGCACGACGCAGCAAGACCTCAAGAAACTGAATGCACAAGCGAGGCGTATTGAGGGTTTTCGCGAGTCGAGTGCGCAGCTTGCTGTCACGGGCCGGGCACTGCAAAAAGCCAAGCAGGACGCCGCCGCGCTGGCGGTGGCAATGAGAAGTACGGTCAACCCCACCAACGCACAAGTTAAGGCGCTGGAGGCCGCCAAGCGCGCAGCCTCCGAGTTGCAACTCAAGCATAACGGGCTGCGCCAGTCGGTACATCGCCAGCGCCAGGAGTTGGCGCAAGCGGGGATTAATACCCGCACGCTGGCCAATGACGAGCGCAAGCTCAGAGCCTCCATCAGCGACACCACCAACCAGCTCAATCGGCAGCGTGAGGCACTGGTCCGCGTCAGTCAGCAACAGGCTCGGCTAAGCAACGTCCAGCGGCGTTATCAGGCCGGTAAGCAACTGGCGGGCAATGTGGCCGGGATG